AGCCTTCACGGACCAACTGGTTGTCGATGGCCTTCGTGATGGCGCTGTCCTCGTCACGGCCCTGCGGGTCGTACCAAGGGTTGGCCTTGATCCACTCCTGAGCCAAGTTCGTGACACGTGGGTCAACAGTCGGCTGAGAGATTTGGGTCTTGGCCTGCTCCACCTGCTGCTTCGCGGCGTAGAGCTGGCCTGCACGCTCCTTGGCCTCGTCGCGCATACGCATGGCCGTGACCACGTCGTCACCGTTACCGGCCTCGACGGCGCGTGCGACGATCCGCTCGGCCTGCTGGGCCTCGCTGATAGCCTCGTTCAGGCGCTGGTCAATGGCATTGACGTTGTGCTCAAGGGCGTTGCCCTCGACGGCCTGCATGCGACGCATGAGCAGGTCATTCTGCTCTCGCAGTGCCCTGATCTCGCGCTGCGCGTTCTCCTTGGCGGCCTTCTGCAAGTCGCGACGCTTGTTGCGCTTCTTGCGGTTACGGCTGGAGACATCGTCGTCTAGGTCGTCTTGGCTCTCAGAGAGGCGCGCGTCCTCGTCATCGTCCTCGTCGTCCTCTGGCTCAGATTGCTCTACCTGATCCGGGTCTTCCTCGACGGCGATCAGCTCCTCGTCGTCATTCTCTTCCATTAAGTTCTCAGACATCGCTCTTCCCTTTCAATGGCAGCAATGCGGTTACAGGAAGGCCTTGATAGCCATCGGATCGCCCGTGACTTTGCCCACCAGATCGAGGTCATTGAAGATGACCAAGATAGCTTCGTCCTCGCCGCCGTCCGTCTTCACGGACCAGCGGTCGCCGCCGTAGCGCGGCACCCGGACATACTCCCCCACGGCGCACCATGAGCCTTCAGGCCACGGTTCCATGGTGTTGCGGTTCTTGAACGCCAAACTGCCCACGGCAATGACCTTGGCGACCTGTGTGTTGTAGTGCTCGGTCTCGCGCACGTCCGAAGTGAGGATGATGCCACCCTTCGTCTTCTTTTTTGGGGTGCGGATTTGGACCAAAACGCGTGATCCGAAGGGTGCGACGCCGGGATCGGCGGCGGGGAACGCCTCGTCGAGGTTTTCGTACCCAAATTCGATCTTGTTACCAATTTCCTGCATGATTTGCTCCCATGCGCTTAGAGAAGAAAGTCTTTGGCCTCTTTTTCGGCCATTAGGTCTGAAATCAGGCCCTTAGCCTGCTCCAAACCCGCGTAAATGCCCACAACACGTCCATAATCGTAGGCATCCTTGCCCAGTGGGCGACTAAGCGCATCTTTGGCGAGCGATGCTTGCTCGTCTTCGATGCGCCTAATCAGGATTTCGACCCTCACTTGGGGGTCTTCTTACCCTTCTCAGGGTCTTGGTTGATGGGCATGCCCATAGCCATGCGCTTGTGCTGGTTGATGGGGCCGCTGGGGGCCGATGAGCCCTTGGTGTCTTTAGCCATGGTGATTTCCTTTCTACGGGTTGATGCCGGTGCCGGTGGATACTGCGAAGCGCTCGCCAGACGTGATTTCAAGCTCGGCGAGCTTCAGAGCCGTGATGTTATCGGCTTCATTGGCCAATAGTCGGGCCTGAATTTCAGCCTGCGTGCGCTGGTTCTCGCCCTGCTCGTGCTGCGAGGCCATGGCCAGATCGGCTTGCAGGCGCTGCGCGTCGCTCTGTGCGTCCATTTGCAGCTTCTGGCCCTCGATCTGTAGGCGCTGGGCGTCTAGCTGTGCCTCGGCCTGTGCCCTCTGTGCGTCGATCTGGGACTGCTGGGCGGTCAGTTGCAGCTTTTGGCCATCCAACTGCATCTTGGCCTGATCTGCCGCCTGACGGCGCTGCGTCTCGGCTGCTGCGGCCTGTGCGGCTGGGTCCATGGGTGCCTGCGGGGCAAACTGCTTCATCAGCTCCTGAGCGGCCTTGATCACCGGGGGCAGCATGTCGAAGACGCCCTCGGCCTGAAGCACCACGTTCTGGGACGCCTCGGCCAGCATGCGATCCACTGCCTGCCGCTCTTTGGGGTCCTTCATCTTCTGCAAGGCCTCGCTCACGCTTGACCCGGCTGCACTGTCTGCAAGCTCGGTGGTCTCCGCCGCATACCACATCGCGATGTGCTCTTTGAGGTGGCCGATCATCACTGGCAGGTACGTCGGGGCGATGAGCTGGCTCATGCCCAGTGCCGGGTTGGTCAGGTACGCGAGGTGGGTTTTGAGGTGCGCGATGTGATCCTGTTCGGGGAAGGCGATGACAGGCTTGCCCATGGTCGCGACCACGTTCTCCTGCACGGCGTTCTGGTTCTGAGGCTCAAGGGCTGGGTTCAGCAGGTCCTTGGCGTTCGGCACCTTCAGGGTCTCGAGGATGCGCTCCTCGACCTTGCGCGCGTTGTATAGCTGGGGCAGGGCTGCGGCGCGCTGCGCCACGGCCTGCACCTGAGCAAAGCGCTGGCTCTCAGAGAAGATGTTCGGGTCGGAGACGGGCACCACGTCCATGGGGCCTTGGAAGTCGGCGCGCTTGGCGATCTCCTCGCCCAGCTCCTCGACCTCTTTGGCGTCGTCCATGTACGAGCCGTTGAGCCGGTGCAGGATCGTCAGGACGCGCGCCATGCTGTTATGCAGACGAGCGTGCATGGCGCTGTACACGACCATGCCCTGCTCGAGGCGCGCGAGGGTGGTGCCGACAGGCGAGTTCGGGTTGCTGTCTCCGACCTCCTCCATGCTGGTGCGAACCACACCCTTGCCTGCGTCGATCAGGAAGCCGAGCAGTTGGAACAGCACAGGGCTTGGCGGGTTGAAGGGGAGGGGCATGGCCAGCTTACGCACGTCATCGACGTTGATGCCGCCCTCGATCTCCTCGACCTGCGTAGGTTGGATGTTCAGGCTCTGGCCGCCCTTGGTGCCACCCTTCAGCTTCAGCATGGTCTGGCTGTTGCTGATGTGCGCGCTGTCCATCAGGGCGCGCAGGGAGCCCGTGACGGCGGCGGAGATGCCACCGATCATGTGAGGCAGGCCGATGGGGTAGGCACCGCGCCACGGCACGAAGGGGAACTCGACGAGCCATTGAAGCTCTTCGCGATCCTCGTCTTCCTCGTCCCAGTTGCGGTAGATCGACAGGACCTTGCCGGATGTCTTATCGACGCTGATGATGTACGGCGCGGGGCCGTCAGTGTCGTCCTCGATGTCAACGAAGGTGTAAATCTCGAAGACGGTGCGAAGGCCGTCCTCGTTGTAGGAGGTCTCGTCGCGCCCCTCGATCTTGTCGTTGGCCACGTCCACGATAGAGCGCTCAGGCTCCGCGCTCGGAGCGCCCACGTCGATCTCGCGGTACATGCCAGACTTGACCCGCGCGGCGAAGTCCAGAGCCGTGAGGTACTGGACGTGGCTGCGGCGCTGGGCGCTGTAGAAGTTGGTGGCCGCGAAGGGCAGGAGCAGGTCGTCGATGGCAACGAAGAGGAACTCGGGGCGGTTCTTCTTCTCGTTCCATGTGATCTTGAGGTACTGCGCGCCGCCCAGCGGCACCTGCGTCAGGAGCTGCTCCAGCTCTGCGCGAAACTCGGTGCTTTGGGTCGTAAGCTGCCAGTTCATGTAGGTGGTCTTGCGCTTGGCCTTCTCGACCTTGTCGGGCGTCAGCGTGCCCGGGATGAAGTCGCGCACTGGACCCTGCGGCGGGAACAGCTCCTTGATCGCTCGAGCCGAGAAGTCCACGCAGACCTCGGTCAGCAGTGGGTGGACGACCTTAGACGCGCCTTGGAACTGGGCACCGCCCGGTGCGTCGTCCCCTAGGCCTGTGCGCCTGATGCCTTCCTCGTACTGCTTGTCGCGCTTCGCGCGCGCGTCCTTGTCGCGGGACAGCATCTCGATGAACTCAGAGCCGAGCTTGTTAAGGTCGGCCTCTGGCAGCGTCTCGGCGAGGTTGTCGTAGAAGTCACCCTCGGGCTGATCGACATCCTCGTCTAGCGTGACGATGGCACCGCCGTCCTCCGTGTCTTCGACACTCAAAGGCTCGTCCATGTCCATCTCGACAAGCTCGCCTTCGGGCAGTTCATCATCGTCCATGGGTCAGGCCTCGCTCGTCGGGATCGGGGGAGTGTACCGCAATGCGTCTGTCATGTCACGCTACACGGAATATGGGTTGAGATAGGGCTCTTCGGGCTTGCGGTCGCGCTCGGCCTCCTTGGCCTGACGCTCGAGCTTCACCGGGTTCAGCAGGTTCTTGTCGAGCAGCACGCGCAGGCACTGGGTCGTGGCGTCCACGAAGTCATCGTGACGGATCGAGCCCTCACCCGCGAAGCTGCACAGTTGCTCGAGGAGTGGCTCGACCCACGTGCGGGGCTTACCGGGCAGCTTGGCGCTCTCAGGCAGCCACACCTGACGGCGGGCGAAGGTGTGGCTCACCATGTGTAGGCGGGCCAGCTTGTCGGCTCTGCCGGGGTTGTAGGCGTAGGCTTGGATGCCCTCGCGCTCAAGGTACTGGCGCAGGCTGATCCCCGACCCCTTGTCCTCGATCAGGCACAGGTCGGGCTTGCGCCCAGCCGTCAGCATCTTGCTCGACCCGAACATGGGCTTGAGCAGGGAGGCGTCCTGATCGTCACCGTATGCCACATTCAGCTCACGCTTCACGCGCTTAACCAGATCGGGCAGGCCGAGGTGCTCTTGCCAGCAGTCGAGGAGCAGGACGTTGCTGCGCCCCTCATGCACGAAGACGCCGAACACGGCGCAGGCTGTTGGGTCGGCACCCTTCTTGATGTCGCTGGTGGCCTCCGTGAAGGCCGTGTCGAGGGACATGACGATGTAGTCCAGACGGGGCAGGGGCTTGTTGGCTGGCCACAGGCGCATCCACGAGCGCTTGATCACGCCAGCCTCTGCCGGGTCGAGCAGCTCGCCGAGCACCTCCTGCCGGTAAATCTGGGTGCCCTTGTACTTCTCCAGATTGTCGAGGAACTTCTTGGGCAGGTTGGCCCGGTTGTCGTTGGTCGATCCACGGATGATGAGCCGACCCGGTTGGGGCTTGGTCAGCATCTGCACGAGGGCGTTAGGCTTGGGCGTCGAGGTCCACAGGAACTTGGGGCTGGGACCGGCGCGCAGGCCGAACATGGCCATGTCGTACACCTCCTCGCCGTCAGGCCCCCATGCTGCCAGCTCATCGGCCCAGATGCGGGCGTGCTCTGGACCGCGCAGGCGGTTGGCCTTCTCGGCGCTGAAGCCTCGGATCGTCGCGCCGTTGGTCAGCTTGATGATCAAGTCCGAGCGGTTGTACTCGGCGATCAGTTCCTTGGGTATCTTGTTGATCAGGCCAGCCTGACCCTCGAAGCACACGTAGCGCACATCGGACTGGGTCGGTGCGATCACGGCACTGGGCAGCGCCTCTGGATCGCTCCACGCCTCGAAGCCCAGCCACTCAGCGCCGGTCAGCGTCTTGCCGAACCCCCGGCCAGCCATCAGGCCGACCTCAGACCAGTCGCCGCTGGGGATTACCTGCGGGCCGCGCGCAGTGGTCAGCCATCGCAGCCTCCAGTTCAAGGCGATCTGCTCCAGCTCTGGGAGGGCCATGACAGCCTTCTCGTCGAGCAGGGACAGGTCGTAGCCGTGCAGGAGCAGGCTCAGGAGGGCTCTCCGCCCTCAGCCTTCACCTTGGCCGCTGCGAGGGCGGACAGCAGGCTGGCAGCCGTCTGTGACTGCTCCACCTCGATCTTACCGCCGTCGGGCCCCGAGTGCTCCAGACGCTGCGTCTCGCTCCACCGCCCACGGGTCTTGAGGTAAAAGATCATACTCGACGTGTCACCGGCCATGGCTCGCTGTAGGAGCGTGCCGCCGACACCCGCCACCGCATCGGCGTGGGAGTTGTCCAGCTCGTGCCGGTAATGGCGTTGCAGCGTATCGATGCTGATATCGAGCGAGCGAGCAGCCTGCTCTTGGCTCAGGCCAGCGATCATGTAGGCCGCCACAGCCTTCTTGTTCTCAGCCGTGACGACGTGCGCCGCTGTGCCGAACTCGCCTTTTACAGCGCCTCGGCCTTTCTTAGTACCGCTAATTTTCTGGTCAGCCATCGCTTTCGGGCCTCCTAACAGGCCACAAGATAACTCCGATAGCGCGCCGTTGCAAGGCGAGCCGCCCTGTACGCATCGATGACGTACGCGGGCGGCGCGGCGGCAGGGCGCAGGACGGTGAGCTGCGCCGGGGTGAGGGAGATCATCACCAAGCCCTCACGGTCTTGAGGATGGCGTCGATGCAGAGGACCACGAACATGGTGCCGCCCGCGATGCACACGGCGAACAGCGCGCAGCCTAGGACGGACATCATGTGCTCGCCGATGGTCGTGCGGTCTAGTTCCTTTCGGATCGCCTTGATGGCCTTCAGGTTTTGCTTTTGGCGTTCGCGTTCGGCGGCGGCTTCGGGCGTCTCCATGTTGCCGATGTGGTTGGCGAGGGTTCCGTCTTGCTGGGCGGCGAGGCGTTCGCGCTCGCGCTGACGCGCGGTCGTGGCATCCCAGTCGTGCTTCGCCCGTGCCATGATCCCGTCCATGATTATCTGGCGCTGGGCTAGATGGGCGTCGTCTACAGGGCGGTCCCAGTTGATGCCGTCATAAGAACACGACCCGTGGTCGGGTTGGCCGGGGTTGTAGATGTACTGAAGGCCGTCGTTGCGGTCGGTTAGCCAATAGTGGGTCATAGCGTGGTTGCTCCTAGGGTTAGTAGTGGATGGGCGAGGACTTGTCCCCGAACAGGTCGATGGTCTCAGGGCCTTCAGCGATGCGGTCATACTCGGCCTGACGGATCGCCTCCTGCACCTCACAGAAGGCGTCGAACTTGTCCAGAACGGGATACCAGATCAACAGGGCCGCCGTGTGTGCCCGATTGGCTGCGTCGTAGGCCAAGAGGTTGGCGCGCGTCTTAGACCGCCCGTACGCGCTAGCAGCCCACTGGGCAGCCGTGCAGGCGTCGTTGACGGCAATGTAAGCCGCCTCGACCTCGGCCACCAGATCGGCTGGGAAGTCCTTGGCGGTCTCTTCTGTGAACCATGCGTAGGTCATTGGGCAGCCCCTTGAATGTCGCGCGCAGCTTGGCGCAGCTTTTGGATCAGTTCAGGGCCACCGAAGCCCCAGCCCTCTGGCATGTGCTCCTCGCCCATGTGCTCGAGGACGGCTGCCCTGCTGCGGAGCAGGCTGGCGGCC